ACCCTAATTTTCGTGGGGGAGCTTACAACGGGTAGGGGGCAAGACTAAACCGCGCTGAGTCGCGCATGATAAAAAATAAAAAAGTTGGTGTCAAGATGGAAAAGACAAAAAAGCCGACAAAGGCGCAAATTAAGGCTTCGCTAATAAAGCAGCTAGAAGCAAAAGGCGCGAATGTAGCTCATTTTATGGATCTTATTTATGACTATATGTCGCTATATGATATAAAAAAAGACCTCCAAAAAGATGTAAAAGAGAGGGGAGTAGCCTATGAGACAACCTCCGCGAATGGCTATCCGATCATTAAACAGAACCAATCTGTAAAGGATTTGGTAGCGGTGGAAAAGCAGATGCTTCAGCTCCTGAAAGAAATGGGGTTGACGACTGATGAACCGACTGGAAATGAAATGATAGATGAAGATCTGTAAGCAGATAGATGAATACATCGCATTCGTGCGAAGTGATGAAGCAGTTGTGTGCAAAGAGCAACTGCTTCTTTGCGACTTTGTGGAAAAAGTATTTGCGGAGGAAGACGTATATGTAGACGAAAAGCAATTAGAAAGATATCTGGGATTACAAAAGCATTTCCCATATAAGTTATTGCCGTGGGAACAATTTTGCTTTGCACTTCACAATTGCGTATACAGGAGAGACGGACAATTACGCTTTCCTGTACTTGTAATTTTGGTGGGAAGAGGGGCTGGGAAAAATGGATATCTTGCATTTGAAGATTTTGCATTGATGACACCGATCAATGGCGTGAAATATTATCACATAGACATGTTCGCGACATCAGAAGATCAGGCAAAAGCGACATTTGAAGATATTTACAATATTCTGGAAGATAAAAAAGATTATTTCAAAAACTATTTTAAATGGAATTTGGAGTGTATCACAAACATAAATACAGGTTCAAAATTAAAATATCATACACGAGCTCCGGGGACAAAAGATGGAGGACGCCCAGGAAAGGTTGATTTTGATGAGTATCACGCTTACGAAAATTACAAATTGATAGAGGTAGCTACCGGAGGACTTGGAAAAAAACAGTTTCCGCGAAGAACAATCATCACAACACAGGGAGACGTAAGAGACGGTCCGCTGGATCAGTTGATAGATACATGCCTGGAAATTTTAAAGGGAGAGTTACCGGATAACGGAACGCTACCTTTCATTTGCTGGCTGGATGATCCGGAAGAAGTACACACAGAAAAAATGTGGAACAAAGCAAATCCATCACTACGATTCTTTCCAAACCTGCTTTATGAAATGAAATTGGAGTATGTGGATTACAAAAGAGATCCAGTTACTCACACAGCATTTATGACAAAACGAATGAACAGACCGCCTGGAGAAACACAGTATTGCGTGACAGATTGGAATAATCTGGTGAAAGCCACGCGGGAGCTTCCAGACTTAAAGGGATATTCTTGCGTAGCCGGAATTGACTTTTCGAAAACAGATGACTTTGTAGCAGCAGGGCTGTTGTTTAAGGTAGGTGACCAAAGATACTGGCTGCATCATACATGGGTATGCACAAAATCAAGAGATTTGCCAAGAATCCGCTATCCACTGAAAGAAGCGGAAGAAGCGGGAGCATTAACCATGGTAAATGATGTGGAAATATCACCAAAGTTAATCGTAGAGTGGCTAAAAGAAATGGCGAAATTATACATCATAGAAGGAGTGGTAATGGACAATTTCAGGCAAACGTTATTCAGAGATGAGTTGAAAAAGATAGGATTTTCTTATGAGAAGAAAAACCTGAAGCTGATCAGACCGAGTGACATCATGAAAGTTGCGCCGGTAATCGGATACGTACTATCGAAAGAATTGATAGCGTGGGGAACATGCCCGATCATGCGTTGGTACGTGTGGAACGTAAAGGCAGTCACAGACAAAAAAGGGAATGTTGACTATCAAAAAATAGAGCCAAGGTCCAGAAAAACAGATGGAGCAATGGCGTGGGTAGCCGCAATGACATGGGAAGATATCATAAAGCAGCGTCCGACAATTGGACGAAAGAGGTTAAGGACAATATGTTAGGAGGAAAAAAGTGGGACTAGGAAATTACTTGTCGAAGTGGATTGGAAAAATAAAAATAAGTTCAGAACAGACAGTAGTGATAGATATCCCGGCAACAATCTATTACGAGGAACTGGCAATATACACAGCACAGTCATATCTTGCGAATGCAATCAGCATGTGTGAGATGCGCGTTTTTTCGAAGGGAAAGCCGGTGAAAAATGAAGACTATTATCTGTTAAATGTGGCGCCGAACAAAAATGAAAATAGCAATTACTTCTGGCACAAGGTAATCCGGAAGATGATCCGCGAAGAGAAAGGCGCGCTGGTAGTAGAAATCAACGGCGAGTTACACTGTGCAGAGGATTTTTCAGTGTTAGAGGAACGGCCAATACTGGGAAATATATACGGTGGAGTGGTGCTGGCCGGAGGATTGCAGTTGAATAAAATATTCACAGCACAGGAAGTATATCTGTTCAAGATGGAAGATGAATGCGTAAAAGGACTGATAGACGGAATGTACCAGGAATACGGGAAGCTGCTGGAGACAGCGGCAAGAACATTCCGAGATACGAACGGACGAAAGTTCAAGTTTAAAGTAAATTCGCTGAAGGCAGGAGACGAAGAATTTGCAAAAGATTTTTCGGAGATTATCTCAAAAAACATTAAAGCTTACATGGAAAATGAGTATGCGACCTACGTGGAGTATGAAGGAGAGGAATTAACAGAAGAGTCGTCGAACAAACCGCAAAAATCATCAGAAGATTTTATTAGCATCAGAAAAGACATTTTTGAGGTCGTGGGACAGGCATTCAAAATCCCAGCTTCCATGATGCTCGGAAGCGTCACGAATGTAAAAGATGTATTAGATATTTTTCTGACATTTGCAGTTGACCCGTTGGCAAACACAATATCGGAGGTCCTAAACAAAAGAGCGACATCCTATGAATACACAAAAGGCAATTATTACAAATGCTATAGCGGAAGAATCAAACACAGAGACCTGTTTGATTCAGCGGCAAATGTAGAAAAAATTGTTGGATCAGCGGTATTGAACACAGATGAAGTAAGAGAGGAGTTGGAACTGATGCCATTAGATACAGAATGGAGCAAGCAGTACAGAATTACAAAGAACTTCCAAAATGTGGAAGATGCAACGAAAAATGTGGAAGGAGGTGAGAACGATGGGTAAAATCGGAGGAATTTGCTATGCATACCAAAAAGTCGGAACAGTACATAAGCTATATCTGTACGATGAGGTAAAGGCGAAAGGAGATTTCAATTGGGAAACGTACAAGTACGATGACGCAGAGACATCAGCAAAACATTTCCAGGAAATCTTAGAACAGGTCGGAGATGGAGATACAATTGAATTATATATCAATTCAGATGGCGGTTCAGTAAAAGAAGGAACCGCTATTTTTACGCAGTTAAAGCGGTGCAAAGCTTATAAGACTGGTTATGTAGACGGAGTGGCAAACAGCATTGCAGCCACAATCTTACAGGCATGTGATCACAGGGTCATGGGCGAGGGAACTGGAATGATCCTCCACAACATGTGGACGGTAGCAGTCGGAAGCGCGGATGATCTCAGAAACGAGGCAGACAAGCTTGACGCTTGGATGAAAGCTTCCAGAGCCTTGTTCGTACAGAGATGCGAAGGCAAAGTCACAGAAGAAAAGATAAAAGAAGTCATGGACAAGGAGACACTTCTTGGCCCAGATGATGCTCTTGAGCTTGGAGTCATTGATGAGATTGCCGGACGCACATCTATAGCAGTAGACGAAGCGATGCAGTCAACAAAAAAAATCAATGAGATGAAAGACAAGATCAAGCAGTCCAATTTTGCGGACCAGCTAAAAGAATTTGAAGAACTGGTAAAACCGGAAGAGCAGGAAGACGATGTCTCTATGGAGACATTTTTCAATATGTTTTCATTATAGGAGGAAAAAAGATGTTAGGAAATGTAGCAGATGTAGCACAGAAAGAAGCAGTAGCAGCGCTTCAGAAGGCACTCCAGAGCGGAGATGTAGAAGGAGCGGGAAAGGCGTGGCAGCAGGTCATCAATTCTATTTCAGAAAAGGTAAAAACAGATTGCGAGATGTACAACACCAATCAGAAGGTGCTTGCACAGCGCGGATATAGAATGCTGACTACAGAAGAGACAGAGTTCTATCAGAAGCTCGTAAAAGCAGAAAAAGAGAGTAATGCACGGCAGGCATTCACGGATCTCATTACAACAAATGGCGGAATGCCGGAGACGATCATCGAGGATGTCTACAGAGAATTAACAGAGGAACACCCGCTTTTAAATAAAATTACGTTCCAGAACGTGAAGTATCTGACCAGATGGATCTTGAATGACCATACAAAACAGAGCGCAGCGTGGGGAAATATCAACGATGAAATTAAGCAGCAGATCACATCAGGCTTCAAAGAAATTGAAGTGACTTTGTATAAGTTAAGTGCTTACGCGGTTATTCCACAGGATATGCTAGACTTAGGACCTACCTATCTTGATAATTACATCAGAACAATTCTGAAAGAGGCACTTTACGTGGCACTGGAGAAAGCAATCATTTGCGGATCAGGAAAAAATGAGCCGATCGGATTGAACAGAGATATCCATGAGGGTGTAGATTTCAATTCTTCTACCGGATATCCGGAGAAGACACCGATTAAGGTTACAAGCTTCATGCCGAAAGAATACGGTCCGGTCGTGGCAAAGCTTGCAACGACAGAAAGCGGAAGACTTAGAGCATTTGACGAAGTACTCCTGATCTGCAACCAGATTGATTATCTGACCAAAATTATGCCGGCAACTACGGTAATGACAGCAGCAGGAACTTATGCGAAAGACTTATTCCCGTTCCCAACAGAGGTCGTAAGATCGAATGAGGTCAAGACAGGTCAGGCTATCCTCTGCCTGCCGGAAGAGTATTTCATGGGAATCGGAGGAAACAAAGATGGAAACATCGAAAAAGACGATTCTACAAAATTCATCGAAGATGCGAGAGTCTACAAAATTAAAATGCATGGAAATGGACGCCCTTGGGATAATACGGTCGCAATTGTGCTGGATATCTCAGCACTGGATCCTGCTTACTTCGTAGTCAGAAACGACGCTGATGTATTAACAGCGTAAGAAATATGACAGAAGAGCAGATAGGAACTCTTGTAGAGCTTGCAAAAAATAAATGCAAAATCAGTTGGTCGAAAGAACAGACAAATAAACAGATAACCGGAATTGTAGAAGATGCAGTTCCGGTTATCACGCATTTGCTTGGCATAAAAGAGGAAGATGAAAGCGACCTGTTATCACCAGGATTAACAAGGGGATTATTTTTGGAATATTGCCTGTATCGTTGGAGCAACCAGGCAAATGAATTCACTGTGAATTATAGACGGGAAATCTTGACACAGAGGCACAGATACGAGGTGAAATATGGCAAGGAAGAAACAGAAGAGCTACAGTGATGGAATTGCAGAGTTCTACAGAAAAAAAGACCCGGAGAGCAATGTAAAAAGCCTGGATGATTTAGAACATCTGGGCTTTCTGTATTATACGGAAAAGTCGAACCGGCAGCAGGACGTAGAATTTGCGCAACAGTTAGGAACAACACTCTCGCTTAAAATCGCAACTCCGGATGACGGGAACATGGACAGTTCAAGAAACGTGGTAATAGGAGACACGATCTATGCGATTATCTACATCGACAGGTCGAGAGTGGAGCAGGAATTGTATTTTTATCTGGAAGAGGTGAGAAAGATTGAATAAAAAAATCAAGGAAGCCTTACAGGGGATAGAACCTAAAGTATTCTATGGAATAGGGCGATTCCAGAACCGGAACAACTGGGACTGCATCGTTTATGGACGCAGAAGAAAAGGAAAGACAGAAAGCGGCGCTGGTGAAAATATCCGATATTTTGTAGCGATTGTAAAAGAAGAGGAAATTCCAGAAGGAATGGAAGAAAATATATTGCAAGCTATGAGAAAGCTGGGATTTAAACAGTCAAATACGGAGACAACTTACGATTATGTAGAAAAATCCGGTGAGACAATGGTTGAAATTGCAACCATGGAGTTTTCCAAAGTAGAGAAAAGGTGCAGGGTATGAGCTATTTCTATTTAGATGCCAAAGAATTCGAACGTGTCGTAGATGCGATTTCCAAGTTTTCTGATGGGGCGGTGGCAGAAAGAATTATTAATGATTACCTCCACACGGAAGGAGGACGGATCATCAAAGAGAATATTCAGAAGATTCTCCCTGTATCCGGAAGAACGTGGAATGGAAAGAAAACAGCTGCTTCACAGACAGATCCATTCACACTTAAGGAAGAAAGCCTTGCAGTAATCGTAAAAACAAAAGGACCGTATCACTATCTGTATTTCCCAGATGATGGATCGAATACGCAGCATCATTATGGAAATCAGCAGTTCATGTTTGACGGGGCAAATGCAAGCGAAGACAAAATTGTAAATGAAGTTATAGACGAATTAGTAAAAAGATTGGAGGAAATATAATGGCAGGAATCACAAATGTGGATTTTTCAGAATATGAAATCACAGAACTTGGAATCAGAATATCTCCGGCGGTAAAAGCAGATATTCTGAAATGCGTGGGAAAACTGGAAGAGAAGCTTACGAGCAAGACCGTACAGAAAAAATGTGGCTCGAAAGTCATAAAAACAAGAACAAAAGGAACGGGATCCGGAACGCTGAAATTTTCGGCATACACGCCACAGGACATGCTTGTTGATATGCATGGAATGAGTAGGAAAGACCTGAAAGACGGAATCGTGGCATACGGACAAAGCTCTTTACATGCGGTGGCATGTGTTACAGCTAAAATCCTGAATGAGGACGGAGATGTGAAGTATAAGGCTTATCCAAATTGTACGATCACAAATGGACTTAGCAGGACTGTAGATAACGACACGGAAGACGTATCCATGTTAGAACTCGAAATAGCAGTAATGCCAGATGAGGATGGAGAAGGCATGTACGAAGCTGTAGAGACAGATCTGCAGGACGTAACAGCAAAAACAAAGTGGATGGAAGAATTTTCAAGAGAACTTGTTGAACTTAACGCATAGGAGGGAATTATGGAAGCAAAAGTAAAGATTAGATTCAGAGACAAATACACACACAATTTACACTTGGCAGGAGAAATTATCGAAGTGAGCAAAGAACGCTACGAGGAGATTGAAAAAGTACGGGAAGGCATTTTGGAGCCGTTGGAGCCGTTGGAGCCAGTTCCAGAAGAAACACAGGAAGAAAATCAGGAGGAAACGCCAGGAGCAGAACGCTATACCAAAAGCGAGCTGAAGAAAATGAACGTAGAAGAACTGAAAAAGCTTGCGGAAGAAAAAGGCGTAAGCGCCGAAGGTAAGAAAGATGAAATTATCGAAAGAATTGTAGAACTGGAGGAAAACGATGCGCAGTAAGGACGTATTCAATTTCCAGGAATATGAAATGGCAGACGGGGAGTTTGTGGCAATGTCCACAGCTCCCATTTTGCTGTTGAGCCTGAGAAATAAAAATAAAAAGGCATATGAAAAGATCAGTAAAGTCCTGGTAAAAGGAGTAAACGAAAAAGATGTCATGGAAGTGTATGAGTTCATGCATTCGGCATACTTGAATGCCAATCAGGATGAAGAGGAAGAGAATTTGATGACATTCACGGAATTCATTGAAAATGCAAACCCAGATTACATGAAAAATGTAAATGTAGTACAGGAAATGATCTCACCGTCAAAAAAGCAGGATTCAGAACAGCCTTCAGAAGAGCAACAGTAGGAAAAAGCAAAAATACACTGAGGCTTCCGAGATTTGAAATTGAGGAAGTGGAAGATATGTATACCTATTATGTAATTATCAACGGAATCAGCGAAGAGCTGTTCTGGAATTCCGAGTACAACGTATTATTAACGATTTTGGAAGATAAACACGCTTACATGAGTTGGAAAAACTACATGGAAGAAAAGATGATAGAAAGAGGGTGATCTACTAGCCAACAGAGAAGCAAGCGTAACATTTCGCGCGAAAACAACGGATTTTACGGCCGGAATCAAACAGGCTGACGCAAGTTTGAAGCAGCTCCGGGCGGAATTAAAATTAAATGAAACTCAGATGAAAGGCACAGGCACGTCTGTGGATGCTCTGGAACAGAGAGAAAAGCTTCTGAAGCAGGAATTACAGGCAAGTGGAGACAAGGTCACTTTTTTGAGCGACAAATTACGTGTCGCAAAAGAGGTATTCGGAGAAAACTCCATAGAAGCAAGCAACTGGAGTGCAAAGCTTGCAGACGCGAAGCGCGTACAGGAGACGATTGCACAGGAGCTATCCAGCACAACAGGGAAACTGGACGAGCAAAAAGAAGCAGAATCTGAGTTGAGCCAGGAGGCACTTGAAGCAGCTGAGAAGTTAAAAAAACAGGCTGAGGCAGAAGTGCAGCTTCAGAGCGCTGTCGAACAGGCTGACCAGAAAATAAAGCAGCTCGATCAGGAATTGGAGCTTAACCAGACAAAACTGGACGGATCCGAAAATAAGACCAGTTTACTGAGGGAAAGACAGGTACTGCTTGCCAATCAGTCACAGATTGCCGCACAAAAAACAGCAACACTTCAAAGTGCGCTGGATGCGTGTTCTCAGGAAGTTGGAGAAAATTCAGAAAAGTACAATGAATTGAAGTCCAGCCTTGTAGAAGCACAGACACAGCAGGCGGCAATCCAAAATGAGATTCGAAATACCACAAAAGAACTGAGCGAACAAAAAAGCGCGGTTCAGACTTTTGGAGAAGGACTTGGAAAATTCGGCGAAGGAACGGAAAAAGTCGGGCAGAGTTTAAGAACCGTCAGTACCACGGCGGCCGGAGCCTTAACAGGAGCAGCCGCTTCTGCAATTACATTCGAAGATGCATTTGCGGGTGTAAAAAAGACTTCCGATGAAGTCTACAATGCAAACGGTCAGTGTGTCTACAGCTATCAGCAATTAGAAGATGGGATCCGAAATATGGCAAAGGAGATACCAGCATCTACCACAGAGATTGCATCGGTGGCTGAGACGGCAGGACAACTTGGAATTAAGACACAAGATGTACTGGGATTCACCCGTGTCATGATCGATATGGGAAATTCTACGAACCTGGCAGCAGACGACGCGGCAACAGCAATCGCGAAGTTTGCAAATGTTACAGGATTAGCAGCAGACCAATCTATGTCAGCGGAGGAAAAGTACTCGAAAATGGGAAGTACTATTGTTGACCTTGGAAATAATTACGCAACAACGGAAGCGGACATTATGAACATGGCGACGAATCTAGCATCCGCAGGAACACAGGTCGGCATGTCAGAATCAGATATCCTGGCACTGGCTACAGCACTATCTTCTGTAGGAATGGAAGCACAGGCTGGAGGTACAGCATTTTCAAAAGCTATGGTACAGATGCAGCTAGACGTAGAAACAAATAGCGAGGGATTAAAAGACTGGGCTAATGTGGCAGGAATGAGTGTGGACGAGTTCTCTACATTATTCAGAGAAGACGCCACGGGTGCGCTGGAAGCGTTTATCACAGGACTTTCACAGTGCGGAGGAGAAACAGACTCAGCTATTAAAGTTCTGGACGATATGGGAATCACAGAGACTAGAACGCGAGACGCATTGTTAAGATCCGCAAATGCAAGCGACGTATTTACTTCGGCAATACAGACAGGAAATGAAGCCTGGAATGAAAATACAGCTCTAACAGAAGAAGCAAATAAGAGATATGAAACCACGAAAAGCAAAATACAGATTATGGGTAATAATCTGAAAGACGTGGGAATTACATTGGGCTCCACATTTCTCCCAATGATCGCACAGGGAACAGAGAAGATAAAAGGATTTGCCGATGCAATATCACAGATGGATTCAAATCAGCAAAAAATACTTCTTGGAATCTTGGGATTCGTAGCAATCCTATCGCCATTGCTGATAGGAATCGGTAAAGTGTCGACTGGGATATCTGCAATTATCGGAGTCGGTTCTAAATTAACAGGTATGATTGCCGGAATTGGAACAGCAGCAGAAGGAGCAGGGGCAGCCGCAGCAGGGGGCGCTGGAATAGCGCTGGGACCAATACTGCTAATAGTCGCGGCGATAGCTGCAATTACAGGGGCAATCGCATTACTATGGCAGAAGAGTGAATCATTCCGGGATTTTTTCACGGAATTATTTGGAATCTTTCAGGATACTATCTCAGGATTCTTAGACTCTCTTGATATCAGTGGGAAAATAGATGAGATTAAGCAGACACTGGGAGGATTCGAGGAAAAGATTCTTGGGCTGGAAGATTTGTTTGAAATAGTAGGCACAGTATTGGCGATAATTATCATACCGGCACTTGCACAGGTAGCAGCAGGATTCAGCATGTTGCTTAGTATTATCAATCCAATTTTGACGATCATCGGAGGATTAATCGACCAGCTTTCCGGACTAGGAACATTTATTGTCGGAGTATTTACGGGAGATATGGATAAGGCCTATCAGGGATTGCAGACATGGAAGTCAGGAGTTGGAACGACATTTTCCGGACTGTGGAGCTTAGTAGTAGGAGGACTGAACGGATTTTTGAGTGGACTGGTGAATTTCTTCACATCACTTTTACATGCATGTGGATTAGATTCATTTACAAACGGAGTGAAAAATACGTTTGAAGGAATCAAAAATGGAATTTCTACAAAAATTAATGCAGCTAGAGATACCGTAAAAAGTGCAATTGAAAAAATCAAGAGTTTCTTCAATTTCACATGGAAGCTGCCAGATTTAAAGCTGCCACATTTTTCTATCACTGGATCATTTTCTCTTGATCCGCCATCAGTTCCAAAGCTTGGAATTGACTGGTATGCAAAAGGAGCGATATTCAGACAAGCCACTATTTTACCGACTTACAGCGGGCTAAAAGGCGTGGGAGAAGCTGGAGAGGAAGCGGTAGCACCAATCACACTATTAAGGTCATACGTAGAAGAATCCGTAGAAAACGCACTGGCGAGGCTGCAAAGAACAGAGACAGATCCGATTGACTATGACAGACTGGCTGATGCGATGGCAAGAAGAAAAGTAACTGTAGAATATAATGGAAGAGAATTTGGACGAATTATCGAGGAGGTCACAACATAATGATATGCTACGAAAACAGCAATGGAAAGAAAGTAGAGTTAGATAAGTGGCCGGTTGTACTTGAGGACATTACGGACATATTCGGGAAAAGCTGGAGCTACGAGGCAAGCGAAAATAAATTGAGAAACAGGTCAAAACTCAATAAATTCTACAGGACCAGTGTGCAGAAAAAAATCACGCTTCAGATATTTTGTGATTCCGAAAGCGAATATTGCGAAATTGTAAATAACATCAGTGAAATTACAGATGAAGATATTCTAAGCAAGGCAGAGGGCAAGCTCTGGTATGGAGATTACTACCTGCCTTGCTATATTACAGGACTAGCTCCAAAAGATTACGATGACGTATTTTACACGATTGATATAGATGCAACATTAGTATCATTTTACCCATTTTGGATCAACAAGCATACCTATGAATTCCATAGTTATAACCAAGTAACAACGAACAATAAAAGATACCCAGGAAGATACCCATATAGATACACTACCGGGCAGAATAGCAATTATTTCATCAATCCGCATTTTACGGATTCAAATTTTAGATTAATCATATACGGAAAAGTAACAAACCCACAGGTCTCGATTGGAGAAGCATCATACCGGGCGAACGTTATTTTAGAAGAGGGCGAACGACTTGAAATAGACAGTAGAACAGAGACTATTACAAAAATAATGAGAAATGGAGAAGAAGTAAATGCTTTCCATTCCAGAGAGAAGTCGCGCACATTCTTTCGAAAAATAAAGCCTGGAAGAAATACAGTATCATGGCCGGGAGGCTTTGATTTCGATTTAATTCTATTTGAAGAAAGGACAGAGCCAAAATGGATCCCGTTAAAATCATAGTTACAAAACCGACCGGGGAAGAACAGGGAAATCTCACGGACAGTGCAAAAGTAGACATAGACATCGGCAACAAGTGCGACTTCGAAATTGAAATCGACAGCAGCGAGTGGAATGAAGAAAGATACGGATACGGGTGCAGATTTTTTGTTCCAGATACGGAATACGGAGGAATCATAAAAGGAATCAAGTCGGTCTCCAAAACAGAAAAGCTCACACTCTCAGGATATACATGGAGAGGAATGCTGATCTATAAGATTGTGGAACCACCAGCTGGACAAGACCATCTAATATTATCCGGAGACATAAATGAGATAATCACGCAGCTGGTTGGAGACAGTTTCGGAAGCCTGTTCGTAGTGACCTCTTCTAAAACTGGAATAGAAGTAAGCAACTGGAAAGTAGACAGATACGTCACGTTGTACGACGCGATACAGAAACTACTGGACCAGTACGCTTACAGACTGAATATTAAGTATATTCAGACAAGTGGACTGGACTATGGATATGTAAAGTTGGAAGCTGTCCCAATAAAGGATTATTCGGAAGAGCTGGAATATAGCCAGGAGAGCAAAACAGATATCACAGTAGAAGACTACAGAGCGGGTGTGAACCATCTAGTATGTGTAGGAGAAGGAGAAAGCCAAGACAGAACAGTACTCCACCTGTACGCGCAGGAAGATGGCAGCATCGGAAAAAATCAGTATTATTACGGAGCTGACGAGATAGCTGCAGTCTATGACTATTCATCGGCGGATAGAGAAAAGCTTGAGGAAGGTGGCATAAAACGACTTCAAGAACTTCGAAATCACAAAAAATGCGATATAAACATAGAAGATATTGATTTAGAGCTTGGAGATATCGTAGCCGGATACGATGAAATCACGGATACAGAAGTAAAAAAGCCAATTATCCAAAAGATATTTAAAGTAGAAAAAGGAGAGGCGACAGTGGATTACAAAATGAAAGGAGATGATTAAATGTCTGGATTAATACCAATCACAGTAAGCACACCACCGGGAGAAGAAGCGCACATACGCGCGGAAGATGACGCGTCTATCTATCAGAGCCTTTTTGGAGGAGATGGCGTGTCGACTGTAGGACAAGCCTGCAAAGCCACCGTGCTGTCAAACAACAAGGTCAGAATTGCAGATGGAATTATCTGTGTAGGAGGACATTTCGCCCGTATCCCTTACGGGGATTACATTGATTGCGAAATTGACTCCGGTCAGAGTAGCAAGAACAGAAATGACATCATCGTAGCAAGACTTGAGACGACCGGAACCGGTGGTATCGATACATACACATGTGAAGTCAAGAAGGGCACGGCAGGAAGCACAGCAACGGATCCAGAAATTGTACAAGAAGACCTATACAAGGCGGGAAAGGTGAGAGAACTTCCTCTGTACAGGGTGAAGATAGAGGGACTGAGCATCACGGCGGTAGAACAGCTCTTTACGCTGAGAAAAACCAATGAGGAATTGGAAAAAGAACTTGAGTCACTAAATAGCAAAACAATACAAATTATAAAAAATGATGATTCTCAGCAAATATACGATTTATGTGGTGGAAAAATAAGAGTTGTGTCCGGCTCAGCAGTTAAAAATGTACGTGGGACAGATTATATATGTCTAATGGACAAAGATGAACTGAATGAAATTTTGGGTCAGTCATACAGTATAACCCGTCTCAGCATAGCTACATGTAACGGTGACAATGAAGCTACGAATACACGCTTTTTAGGGGCAGAAATCTGGCAAGGTCATATCTATCAGTATTTTGCTCAAAAGTTAAGCTGTAGTGTACGTATTAATTACAGAATAGTTTACACATATCCATAAGCATTTTAGTCAGAAACAGCGATAGGCAAACTATTTCCATGCTCCAAAGCAATGCCAAGAAATCGTTATTATTTCGCTTGCAGATTTGTTTGAAGAATATATCCATGCTTGAAATAACCTTGTTCCAAATCCGTTTAATGGAATTGAAATCCAAGGAGCACATGATCCTGCTGCTGTTGCTATAACTGAAACCCAGGTTTTGGATTCAATCGGGAGGTCAATATTAACTTTTCCACCACAATAATAATTACAATTATCTGGAGTTTGCATGTTTATATTCTCAAAACGCTTACTTCCCCACATTTCAAGTGTGCCATCAGCGTATTTGCGATAATATCCATTATCATTATGATCAGATTCAATTATGCTATTGCTATTTAGTTAAGGAAAATAAGTGCATGACAATAAAATAATAAAAAGAAAGGAGAGCCTTCCTTACGATAAATACAATTCACACTCATATGTCATGCGCTTATTATATAGAAACCTGTCAACCAGAGCCGAAAGGCTCTTTTTATATTGTGCGACATCGCACAGAAAGGAGTAACAATTGAAGATTATTTTCAATGATGCGACGGAACTGACAATCCAGTCTGCATCGATCCGGGCATATGGAAGTCTCCTAATTAAGACCATATCGGCAACGGAAGAGGAACTTCGAACCATGTTCCAGGATAAGTTCAAGACTCAAAAGATGACCGTGACAGAACGGGAGTCTACCATTGCAGAATACGAGAATTACACGGACTTAAATGCCGTAGTAAAATACACGGCTGGAATCTTGGGCGTAGTGATGTACCGGGAAAAAGAATCACCAATGGATCGTATTGATACACTGGAAGAGCATGTGGACAATCTTACAGAAGCCAACAAAAGCCGTGAGGCTGAAAATGCAGAGCTTATAGCCACCGTGGACAGTATCCTCACAGACGTGCTGCCGGCACTGCTCGGTGATGGCACAGAAGAAACTGATACAGAAAATACGGATACAAAATAAGAAAGGAAAAGAAAGGATGAATGATATGACAACATTTATTGCAAGAAGAATTATGGAAGAGGCAGACAAAAGCACAGAGGCAGGACAGAAGAAATACCGTGCATATTTTAGGACAAGATTGTACAAAAAATGGAAAGACGAAGTGGACACAATCTTAAAAACCGATGGTTACGATGAGGTCATCGTAGAAAATTAAGGAGCGTCGCGATGGACAATATTATAGAATGCAGGTTGGATTCTACCTGCAAGGAGATATACACGGGCATCTGGCAGCATGATTATGGACAGATACTCAGGATCACAGGTGTAGATCTGCCGAAAACTGTAGGGAGAGAATTGGAATCACTGATTTAAAAACGATTGTATCAGCAACACTTGAAGAAGAAAGTCTCATCAATATTACTCTTTTTCGGCTGGTACGCAAATAATAATTAATGAGAGGCGATCATATGGAAATACGTGCAAGACCGAGAGGTCTTATTTTTATACAGAAAATTCGAACTAAAGAAAGAAGTGAGGTATATGAAAATGGAACAGGCTAATTACATCAAAGCTATTTTCACAGCGGTATTTGCCTTCCTGTCAGCGCTCCTTGGAGTATTGGCAGTGCCGGTGATCCTGTTGGTGGCATGCAATCTGATTGACTACATGACCGGGCTTATGGCCAGTAAGTATAGAGCGGAGGACATAAATTCCTATAAGAGCATTCGAGGAATTTTCAAGAAGGTGTCCATGTGGCTCTTGGTAGTGGTTGGAGCAATTATTGACGAAATGCTATTATATGCATCCACTACGATTGGCTGGAAATCTCCGGTGACATTCTTGATTGCATGCATTGTAGCAATGTGGCTGATCTGTAATGAGATTATTAGTATATTAGAAAATATCCAGGACATGGGCGTTAAGATACCAGCGTTCTTGCAGCCATTGGTCAGACATATCAGGTCACAGGTGGAGGAACAGATTAACAGTAGTGATTCAGAGGGCGAGTAAGCGCCCTCTTATTGATAGGAGTGATATTATGGCAGTAAGAATTGGAAGCGCACGTATTAATGAGAAGGGCACCACCACCGGAGGAAAAGCCGGAGATCAGACCGGTGGAGAAGTGTCTATACAGAATTACTATCTGCACAGAAAAGGTTGGTACGTAGCAAGACCGAAAGATCCAACTGTAGCAGAGAAGATTGCACAGGCAATGGAAGCAGCATGCAACAATAATCACATCGGTTATTGCCAGGCACACAGAGGCAGCCTTAGAAAGATTGCGGTTAAGTATAACTATAATCTCAGCAAGGTCAATGTTGATGTGGAGGTAGATTGCTCTGCACTGGTCAGAGTATGTTGCTTATATGCCGGAATACAGGTTGGAGATTTCAACACAGCGTCAGAGCTGGAAACCTTGCGAAAGACAGGAGCGTTCGAAATCCTGAAAGATGATAAGCGCTGCAAGGAAAGTACATATCTGAAACGAGGGGATATTCTTGTTACACGCACAAAGGGACATACAGTTGTAGTCCTGGACAATGGATCTGGAGTGACTTCCGCTTCAAAGAGCACCAGAGCTTATGTCGTCGGACAAGTCTATGCAACACAGGTGGACGACCTGAGCGTCCGAACCGGTCCGGGAACCAATAATCCGGAAAAATCTTATGCGGAGTTATCCAGTAATGCACAGCAACACGCGCACGATAACGGGAGACTCAAGAAAGGCACTCGCGTAACCTGCAAGGACGTCCGCGAGGTTGGCAATGACATCTGGATCAAGATTCCAAGCGGTTGGATTGCTGCATATTATGGCGAGAAAAAGTATGTAGGATAGTGAAATATTACCCCTTTATTATCAGCAAAAATTTTGCTACATTATAATAGAGGTGGTTACATGGAAAAGCTTGCGATAAGACTGAAAGAGCTGAGAGAAGAGAGGGGACTATCACAGATGGCAGCAGGCACTGCACTGGGAGTATCAAGATCAACCATAGCCGGATATGAGACAAAAGGACGAGAGCCAGATGTACATATGTTAATTACAATGGCTGATTTTTATGATGTCTCTATAGACTATTTGGTTGGTCGAAAAGACAAAAAATAATATTATTGACAAGAGTGGAAAAATCAATTAAAATCAAGATGTCTCAAATGTGCCTCAGAGCACATTTGAAAATGGCGTTATTACAGCGCTTGCAAGGATTTGAACGACGTGACTTTTAATCAAGTTGTCCGGGGTTCGAATCCCCGCACGCTCACTAAACAGAATCCCCGTAAACCCAATGATTTCAAGGGTTTACGGGGATTTTTCGCGTTTTGCAGATAAGTCAAAGTAGGTAAAAATAATACAAAGTAAATGTCTCAAAAGTGTCTCAGAAAAACAAGATGTCTCAAAGATGTCTCAGAAAAAAAGAGTATGAGATAAAAAATCTCACACTCTTAAAAATTAATCGCATCATTCACAGCGCCCTCTACATCTTCCCGTTCGGCCAGAATATGTGAGTACACATTCATAACCATAGCCTCTGTATCACCAAGGAGCTGTGCAATCCTTTTAATAGATACACGAGGAATCTGATAGCATAAGGATGAACAATAGTTGTGCCGAAACACATGCCCGGTCAATCCAACGATATCTTCTTTACACACAGCCTGCATCGATTCCAAGATTCTCTTCCACATTTTATCATAAGCGCTTTTGGTAAGAGGCTTCTTATCTCGCATAGTAACAAATAGCTGAGTCCGGCCGGAATGCTTAACACTCTCTACATAGCTCTGGACCACAGGGAGGATCTTGGAAGGTATTGGAATGGTACGGATTCCATTAGAGCTCTTCGGATCCTTAACACCGGGAGTATTTGTAATATACTCATAGGCTTTGCTGACGGAAACTTCACGCTTTTTAAAATTAAAGTCAAATATCGTAAGTGCCACGCATTCCTCACGTCTCAATCCACATCCATATATCAGATACACATAAGCCTGATCGGAATCATATTTATAAGTCGCATCAAAGACGGCTTTCTTTTCAGCTGGCGTCAGAGGACGTTTTTCACTCGGCTTATATTTTATCTTGTCGGTATTCCTGAGAATATCATCAGCCACGTTAGCAGCCAGGAGCTTGTCAGACACTGCAGACTTCAGGACCGCGGAAAAGGTCAACAAAATCTGCTGTTGAGTACGCTTCTTATCCTCTGCATTTGCTAATAAAGTTTCAATGTGAATACGCTCCACATCTTTTAGCTTTAGCGCATTAAGAGCCGTGAAGTGCTTTTCAATAATATTCTCATACATGCGCTTGGTATTATTGGAGCGCCTGGACTTATACACATTCAGCCAGCTTCGGGAATAGTCTATGAACAATATATCCGTATTCCTCACATAGTTCCTGGATTCAATTTGAGCTTTCATAGCTGCAACCTGACGTTCCAGATCCCGGCTGCTTTTATCACTCCTGAGTGATACACGATGCTTACTGCCGTTAGCGTTGTACGTCCCATCCCAAACCTTAGTCTGATAATATCCATCTGCACCGAGTTTATACTTTTTACTAGCCATAGCACCAACCTCCTAAAAATGAGTATAAAAAATACACCTATACGGTGCCGTGGATTTGTGATACAATATTCTTGTCAGGGAGTATTGTATCGTGCACAGCACGTATAGTATTCATCAACCGTCCTTGTAACCAGCAAGGGCGGTTTTTGATTATTGAGCTAAGTCAAAAATAAATGGTGAGAATTCAAGCTCATAATTATCGCTGGAACCCTCAACATAAAGCTGAAGAGCAGCAGGATCTAACTTGTCAAAGCAAAGTATTCCGGATGAAGATGCTCCAGGGAGTAACTCAGAAGAAAGCTCTGGATATTCTTCAAAGGAATTATAAGTATAAATCTGCTCATACTGCTGACCGTTCTGCAAAACTTTTGAAGAGGAAGACCAAATATTCATCTTATCAGCTGAGTTGTTTGTAGCAGTGACATAAAATCTTGTCTCATCTTTTGCGAATTCAACTTTTGTAACAGAGATAGAAATTCCGTTTTGCTCAGCGACCTTATCTGTAAATTCCCATGTTGCATCAGCTTTTCCGAACGATTCAAGATAAGTTGTCTTTTCTGCTGAATCAGCTACAAGGTAAGCCCATGTGGAATCAACACCCATGACAGTCTGGCCGTCTTTTGCTTTTTCGATTTTTGCATCAAAATTAATAAGATCATCTGTTTTAGGAGTCTCAGACATAATAGATTTTGGAATCTCAACTAATACGCTGTTATTGTAATCCATATCCACATATACCTGACAGCCGTAAACATCATCATTGGAGTCGACAGTAGAAATGATTCCGGTAAACTTAATGTATTTACCATTATAGGAATCTGGATTAGAAGCAACTGCAGTAATATCGTCTACATACTCCTTTTCTTTTGATGCAGCCTCAGTTTTCTTTGAGCTTTCTGAGCTTGAACCGCCGCAAGCAGTTACATTGATCGCCATCATAGCAACCAGCATCAGTGCTACAATTTTTCTTTTCATAAAGTACCTCTCTTTCCTAGAAGTTTAAGTAAGTTTATATATAAACGCAATGGGCGAATATACCAATAATTCCCATGATACTTATTAAGGCCTATCATATATAATACAATTATGAAAGTATTACTGGGACAAATTATGTATGACAAAAATCTTTCTGTGCGCCAGGTATCTATCATGACTGGAGTGTCCAAATCCACAATAAATAGAATCGTTAATGGACAAG